AACATAATAACCATCATGTCACCTAAGTCATCTTTCATATCTTTTTGTTTACAAACACTATCACTTAACTCACCAAGTTCTTGTTGTAATTTTAAAACTTGGTCTTTATCAGTAGAACCTTCGATTAAGTTTCTATTCTCATGCCATTTCATTATCTTATCAATTAAGTTTTCCATTAATGTCATACCGCCGACAGTATTTACTACTCTGCCCATTTCTCTGTAATTTAAAGGGTTCATGATTTTGATGTATCAATTATATTCCAACGACCGTCAGGTAATTGACACGCTACTCCTTGTTCACTTTCTCTTGATATGCCGTTCATCGGCCAAGAGTGTTCAATACTAATAACAGATGTATATTCTCTGCATTTAAAATTATTATTAACAAAAGTTCTATTAATTGTAATAGAACCCCAATTACCACTAGTGGCATTTCCCCAATTAGTATGACTTCTTTTTCCTGGAGCTGTATTTAATGTGTCAACAAAAACGGCACTATGTACATTCATGTCATTTTGATAAAAAATATTAGAACCCCACAAAGCGCCAACAACAGTACAAGCAGCAGTAAGTGGCATATTTGTATTAAGTAATGCTCGACAACTTGTGTAACCTGCAACTGCACCAACAGTAGTTCCAACATGACTCTTTACGTTTGTTTGAGAACAACCAGTACTAATTAACAATATAGACACTAGGCAAATAACATAAAAGAATGAAAATAGTTTACCTTCGTGTTTTCTAATAAAGAACATATCTTTTAATGTTTTTTTGTTTTGAAAATTCTGTATCATCTACCTATATCCTTTATATTTGATTTACTAATAACTTGATATGCACCCTTATTATAAGCAGGTGCAACTGTAAAGTTTTTACTTTCTTCTAATCGCCAATTTGATTGTGGTTTAGTACCAGCAATTTTCTTGGTGCCCCTTGCTGGACTCGAACCAACCGCCTGCTGATTACAAATCAGCTGCTCTACCGAATGAGCTAAAGGGGCTGATTTATTTGTTTCCCACCAGTTGGGGACAACTTTGAAATCTTTTTTACTCACAACTCTATCGGGATCAATGCCTTTACTAATCAAAAATTTTCTGTGTTTTGCTCTTGCTTCTAACAAACTCTTTGTTTCAGTAAGTTTTTTCTTCTTACTTCTACCTTGATATACATAAAATAAACCCATAATATCTCTTATTATATACTAAATTGACAAATAAGTCAAGCCTTTATTGTTTTATTAAGTTTTCTGTGAATTTTGGCATGAAATCATGTTTAAAAAACTGTCTGCCATTCCACTTTTGACCGTAATCATTCCAAAAGTCATTATCGGAATACGGTGTATTTTCGCAACCAAACTCATCATCATAAGTATGATAGTATTCTGAACCTGATATCATATCAACACCAGAATGTCCAGTAAAATTACTAGCAGTTTCATTAAAGTTTTTATCACAAAATACTTTAACTTTTTCTTTTAACTCTTTTGAGTTCAATCTCTTTAATTGAGATAAAGGTACATTTCTGAAAATAGTATTATGTATTTTAAAATCTGGTTCATATCTTTCCTCAGAATCGGTATACTCTCTCCAGTAAACTAAATGTATTGTACTCTCTTTACTCATTATTTACAATCCTTGTTTTTATATTCTTCAGGTTGTAATGAACATTTGTAGTTTTTATCTGCCTTTAATCTCATATCAGCAGCGATACCATCTAATATATTAGGCATATTGTTAAATACAACTTGAATAATCTCTAAAGACATTGTGTGTAATAGTCTTTGAGTTTCAGCATTCATAATTGCACCTTCATCCATATCAGTACCTTTGATAGTTTCAGTAAGTATATGACCGATAACAGCTGTGTTGTAATCGTTTGCCTTTGCACTTGACATAAAAGTAGAAAGACCGAACCATAAGATTGTATTAACAACAATTAATGTAGTAATAAATTTTTTCATTATATAGTTTCCCTTTCAATTTCTTTGTCAATTAGATTTTCACTTATTATTTCAAACAAAGTTTTACCTTTTGAGAAAAGTTTTGTTTTTGCAATCGTAATTCTTCTCTCTAATCTAGCAAGACTTTGAGTTTCTTCTTTTGTTATTGTGTTTTTTTTCATAATATAGATATAGTATATCAGAAACCTACGCATATTGCAAGCATTATTCCAATAAAAATGGAATAAAAAAAGGTAGTAAAATCAAGGGTTTATAGAGATATTTAGAATGATTCTAATGTGTTTTAACTTGTAAAACAGTATAAAGACACCTAGGGTTTTAAAATGAGTAAGTTTTGTTCTACTTTTGTTCTTCTTTATGCCAATTACTCAATCTGCCTCGTAAGTAGTGTTTAGCAGGATCATATCTATGAGATACATTATCATACCACCACTTTGAAGCAAAGTTGAGCATAGTTTTAAACTGTGCCATCTTATCGCCCTAAGTGTTGAAGTTTGAGATATCAAATCAAATTTCGGATTAAGTTTTACCTAAAAGGTATTACTCATTCCTATTTAGACAAATTATTTTTTTGAGAGATTTTTGAGCGATTCTCTTAAAATTTTAGAACCGCCGATACGAACATTGATAATGCCGTTGTAGTATTCATCAGTCTCTAGGACTTTTCTTTCAAACTGTTCTTGTGCTTCTAGATAACTTGCAACACCTCTACTCGGGCAGAAATACAATATTTCTCTAGTGAATTTATCTTCACTAAGTCTTTGCAAATCATCAATTAGACTTTCAGACGAACCCCAATAAGTTTTCCAATCACTTTCTTTAGTGCCTCGTCTTTTATTCTTTCGACCTTTGAGTGGTTTCTTTGTAGTTTTGAATTTTGCTAACTTCTTACCTACATACTTCTTATTGTCAGTAAGATTAGTTATTAAATATACGAAGGCTTCACAATCTTGAGGTAGTTCTTTAATTATTTTGCCTTGATAAGTCCAATCAGTCCCAGTTTTCATCAATGTCCGTCACCGTTTCTTCAACTTCTTCGTGTTCTTCACCACAAAATGGACAAAATTGTTCTATATAATCATCTGGCAAATCATGTTTTACTATGTATGTAGCGCCACAGTTATCACATACCGTTTTCATATTAGGGTTTTTTATCATAGTTTAAATCCTTTGAATGTCTCCTTTTCGACATCTTGTTTTATACCACCAACGATATAGCTTTCTATCTCGGTTTCTTGTGGTGCGTTTTGAAGTCCTCTACTATTCAACCAATGTTGAGTCCATGGTAAAGGGTTATTATTAGTTGGTTGGTCATAAACTTTATTTAGACCTATTGCTCCCATTCTTTTATTTGCCATAAATTCTACATACTGATTTAGTAGTGTATCATTTAGACCAATCATAGAGCCTTGATTAAACAAATACTTTGCCCAATCTTTTTCTTGTTGAACAGCTGTATCATACATATCGTAAACTTGCTGTTCACATTCTTTCATAATTTTAAGCATTTCTTTATCATTTTCTTTTTTACGATAGTTATTTATGATGTTTTGTGATACTGCAAGGTGTAAGTTTTCGTCTCTAGCAATTAATGATATAATCTTAGCAGAACCCTCCATAAGTTTTAATTCACCAAATGCAAACGAACAAGCAAATGAGACATAAAATCTAATACCCTCTAGTATATTCACATTTACTAGTGTTAGATATAACAATTTCTTTAGTTCATAATGGTCGCCTTTACCAAATAAATGATATTGATGAGCATAAGTTATAAACTTATCATATGCTTCAGTTACAGTTTTTGCCCTATCCATAATCTCTGGTGTTTCAATAATAGTATCTAAGACAGCAGTAGGATCAGGATAAATGTTTTTCATTATGTAAGTGTATGAACGACTATGTATTGTCTCACTAAAGTCCCATGCAACTAACATAGATTCTAATTCAGGTAAAGAACAAAAAGGTAAAAATGCTAAACATGGGCCACGACCTTGTACACTATCTAATAGTGTTTGATACTTTAGATTAGATGTAAAAATATGTTTTTGTTCATCTGATAATTGTTGAAAATCGTTTCTATCTTTTTGTAAAGATACTTCTTCTGGTCGCCAAAAGAAACCTAACTGTTGTTGATTTAACTTTTCAAAAACAGGATATTTCTGTTGGTCAAATCTTTGTGTGTTAGGTTCTTCTCCGAAAAACATGGGTTGTTTTAACCAATCTACTTTTTTTGTATTGAATGTTTTAGACATTATATCGCACACGCCTCACAATATTCTTGATAATCTTCATCTGTTTTAAATTCCTCTCTAGGTTTAATATCTTCTTTTACACCATCATGCCAACCAACTGGATGTGATGGTTCATCTACATCTGCTTTTGCGTCATATGTATTTTGATAATAAGATGTTTTCCAACCTAACTTGTATGTGGTTAACAAGTCATTTGCCATTACTGAAGTCGGCACCTCGCCGTCAGTATAATTTTCTGGATTGTAACTCCAGTTCCCACTTATCGCC